TTAGTAATAGCCTATCCACGTAACAAGGGGCTTTGGGTAATCTACTTAGTCATTAGGCTGGAACTGAAGCGGCTTATGCCGGAACACATCACAGAACTGATAGAACGGTACGACCAAAAACACAAAGGAGAAAATGCAGAAGAATAAAGCTGTAATCATATTAGGCACGGCGCATTTGGCCACGACACCGGGCAAATGCAGCCCGGACGGCAGGCTGAAAGAATATGCCTACAGCCGGGAACTGGTGGCAGACGTGAAAGAAAAACTGGAAGCCTACGGCTATCATGTCATGGTAGACTATGAAGACATGACACCGTGTAAGGACATGCAGGCTACTACGGCCAAAGGCCAGCAGCAGCGCGAACTGGAATATAGGGTAAAGTTTGTAAATGCTGCCTGCAAGCTATTCAAGGCGCAGAACTGCATTTATGTGTCTATCCATGTCAATGCAGCCGGAGCAGCAGGCCAGTGGCTTAAAGCGCGCGGCTGGAGTGCCTACACAAGTGTAGGGAAGACAAAAGCCGACATGCTGGCTGAATGTCTGTACGCTGCTGCTGAAGCGAATCTGAAGCCATACGCTGCCACATTCCCGGCCACGGAAAAGGTGCAGAAGCCTATCCGGCGTGACATGACAGACGGCGACAACGACATAGAAGCCGGGCTGTATGTGCTACGGCACACGAACTGCCCGGCAGTGCTGACAGAAAACTTATTCCAAGACAATAAAGAAGACGTGGACTTTCTGCTTTCCGACACTGGCAGGCACGTACTGGCCCGGCTTCACGTTGATGGAATAATAAAATACATCGAAAGCGCATGAAGAAAGCCACATACATACTACTGGCCGCGCTGCTGCTGGCAGGCTGTGCCAGTAAGAAACACGCCGTGAAGACTGAAAGCGGCACGTCTGCCAGTGTTGAGGCTACCAGCTACCAGCAGACTGACAGCGTAGGGAATCAGCAGACGACCACACAGACCATGGAACTGAAGACAGACAGCACCACGGAAACGCTGACGTTTGAACTGACGGACAGCGGAAGCGTAGAAATAGCCGCTGACGGCAAAATAAACGCAAAGGGTGTAAAGTTATTCACAAGACAAAAGAAAAGCCGCCAGCGGGCCGCAAAGGCGGCAAAAACGGAAGAATTAGCAAGTTTGGACTATCACACAAACACAAACGAGGCAATAAACGCCCGGCAAAACCACTGGCAGAAGACAGACAGCTTAGACCGGGAGCCAGTGACCGCCGGAGCCACGGCAAAGAACTGGCTGCTGAATCTGCTGGCCATAGTGGGAGTGATAGCAGGCGCGCTTTATGGGCTTAGACATTTACTGAAATCTTTTATTCATACGAATTAAGTTTAAATTTCTTTTCTGTCTGCTGGCTGGCATGTGAATGTCGGCCAGCTGCTTTATATATACTTTGCAAATTTTGCAGGCTAAAAGTATATACTTTGTGGAAAAGTTAGTAACTTTGTGCTAACTGATAGAACGAAGACATGGAAAGAAGAAAGAAATCACAAAACGGCAGCAGTCAGAAAGCGTGTCTGTTTAAGATAGACAACGAACTGCTGGGCTGGCTGGATAAGCAAAAGAACAAAGGCCGCTATATAAATGAACTGATACGGCGCGACATGCAGGCCAGTGACGGCGACGGCTACGCTGCTGCTGTTGAGGCTGAAACGCGGCGGCAGAATGTATCAGAAGAAATAGACGCTGAAGCTGTCATGCAGGAATTTCAGCGCGGCCAGCGGCAGAACCCGGACACGGTGCAGCTTTGGAAGCACAAAGACGCTGACAGATACGACGCGCTTTTCTTGCATGACGTGAAAGCTGTGCTGGCAGTAGTGAAGACGGCGCGCATCACGGTAGCAGAGGCAGAGGGCATGAAGTTAGAGGGCTGTGTAATGACGTATATAAAAGTCGCTGACATAGAACCGCTGAAAGCTGCTGGCGTGGCCGTGGCCGTGAAAGAATATACCTACCAAACAAAAGAATAGAAATATGGTAATAGCAAAGTTTGAGAAAGGAGCCGTCTATGTGACTGGCAAAGACGCGAAGCATTTGGAAGTCTTCAGATTCAAAGAAGACGTGACACTGGAACGCAGGCCGGACGGCTTCTGTATGAATGGCCAGCGTGTAGACATACGGCAGTATTGTGTGCGCTGTCCGAAAGACGAGGCTACAAAGATACTGGCACGAATGGCAGCAGCCGGACGCATAGAAGTTAGGCCAGTGAGTAACGGAAATATTAACAAGAAATAGATATGAACACGAAAGAACTACTGGAAGCCGCGCTAAAGCAGGCTGAAAAGAACGGGGAAACTATGCTGGTGCTTCACTGGAACGCCGGAGAGTGCCAGCACATGCAGACTGGCGACCCGGCAGTTATTGCAGGCTGCATGAGTATGATATTAGGCGACGGCATGAGTGACGACGGCAAAGAGTCTTCGCAGGCTTTCGCGCTGGCCTACTGCGTGGCAGGCGCAACGGTTGAAAACGAATTACACTGCGTCTGCGACACCATCAAGGACATGGCAGAGGAAGAAAAGAACAGCGAAGAAAACGCCTGCAAGAGAAATTAGAAAGAAGCCGGACTATTTGCCCGGCCTCTTTGTTAATTCCGCTGCCACCGCGTCGAAGTCTTTACGCACGTCTGCGTCTAACGTGGCAGCGTATCTTTGTGTCTGCTTAGTGTTGGTGTGTCCTAACATGCGGCTGACGTTTTGCAAACGCGCGCCATGGGAAAGCATGTAAGTGGCGAAAGTGTGCCGCGCCAAATGAGAGTAAAGACGGCGTTTTAGCTGACATTCGGCTGCTACCAGCTTCAGCATGGCATTATACTGGCTGTTTTCCATGACTGGCAGAACAAAGTCATACTTCTTTGCTACTTCATAGGCAGGCGGCAAAAGCTGGCTGAAGTATGTCACGCCGGACTTGACGCGCTGGCCGTGATATATCCAACGGCCATCTACCAGCTTGTAATCGTTAAAGTCGAAAGCCACCATGTCAGCGTATGACATGCCAGTGAACATTTGGAACACGAACAAGTCAGCCGCTATTTGTATGGTAGGCGTGGGCATGGGCGTGTTAGCTATCCGCATCATTTCTTCTTCAGTGAGATAGTCAGCCGTCTGTCTATCGCCGCGCTTTATAGCGTCTGCTGGCAGTCTGTTATATGGATTTTCCGGGATAAGACCACGTATATACGCATCATGGCAGAACGCTTTGAGACACTTGTGATAGTTGTATATGGCAGAATCAGAAAGCCGCTGTCTATCGCGCGCCGTGGCACGTACTTTCCTGCTTCTGTTGTCGCCTATAGTCTGGCGGTGCAGCCATTCGTCGTATTCAAGTATAGCGGCGGGCGTTAAGTCGCTGAAGCGGCGCAGACGACCGTAGCGAATCAAGTTATTACTGAAGACATCATAGCGCGCACGGGTGCCAGCGCGCACATTCCGGCTGGCCGACCTATCAGCCACAAAGTCTAAAAAGTTGTCGCCGGAATCATCTACACGAACCAGCGACTTAAAAGCCGACATATCAATAGGCGCGCCGCTTTCCATGCAGTCATTTATGTATTTGTCTATCTGACGGCGCATAATACTAATTCTATTGTTGAGGCTGGCAGCATTTGGCAGATTCACGACCATACCACGCTGCCAGCAGCCCGGTAGAACGCTTATACCAGTGGCCACATACTTTTGCACTTTGCCGCTGGTTATGCGTATTTCTATCTTTCCGGGCTTATCTGCTGAAGCCTGCTTTTTTCTGTCAAAGACGTAGGCAACTAAAGGAATATTCATGTTTGGTAATACTTTTGCGGTAATAATTGGGAATTTTAGTAATTCTACGGTAATACTGGCAGGCCGTTTGGTGCATATAGGTGCATAAATTTGGCCGCTGCCAGTGTGAGAGAGTAGGCAGGCTGAAACGCCTGCAAGTGCCTAAATACAAAGAAAACCGGGCAAATACCCGGTTATTCTTCAAATTTACAATGTGACCCGTTTGGGGCCACAGAGCGAACCGGGAAAGTCGCTGTGTTTGGGATAGTTACGAATCACTTTTCTTTTTGCGGTAATACTTTTATTTTTTAGGG